AGATCCCGAGCTGCTGACTGAGATCCTTGATGCGGCTGGCCGATTCGAAAGCCCGCGTCGCGAGGTTCACCAGGCCCGCGACGCTGAAGCCGATGCCCAGCACGCCGGCGAGCGTCCTGGCCACACCGAGCACACTGGACAAGCCGCTCGAGACCCGTTTGGTGGGCTCCTCGATCTTCGTCGTCGCCACGGCCAGGTCAGCCAGGTTCTTCGGGACCTCCTGCCCCATCTGCTGGTACTTCCGGATCGCCTCCGTGACGACGCGGTTGACCTTGGCCTGTTCCTTCTCGGTGAGGTTCGCGGCGCCGCCGATGCGCCCGACGGCCGCCGCGTACTCGTCGGCCTTCTTCGCGATGGGCGCGCCGGAGAAGTCGCGCGCCAGGCGGTTGACGGTCGTGAGCGAGCGGACCATCGCGTCCTGGGCTTCGACGACACGCGCCGTGCCGGTCTCGAAGTTCTGGGTGATGGCCTTGACGGTGGCCGACACCTCGTCCTGCATCTGCATGGCCATGAAGACCGTGCCGAGGGAAAAGGAGGCCATGGCCGGCTCTACGCCTTTGGCTCCGACGGGCCCGCCTGACGACGGGCGTCCACAATCTCGAACTCGTGCACCATCACCTCTACAAATCGCGGGTCCGACTTGGCTTCCTCGTCCTTCCGCCGGCACGCCGCCTCGTAGTCGCGCTTGGCGGCGGCGTACCCGCGGTACCGGAGAATCGTTTCGAGCAGCCCCATCGGCGACTCGTCGATCTCGCGGCAGGCGACCGACGGGACGCAGTGAAACGCTTCACACACCATCGAGATCCACCATTCCCGCGGGGCCTCGACCGTCGGGTCCCCGTCGAGGAAGCGGTGGAACTCGATCAGCCGTTTTTTGCCGGCAGCACCTCCCAGGCGTAGGTCACGATGGCCTCATGGAGCAGGTCGGCCTCGGCAGGGCTCAGCGTGTCGACGGACGTCAGGTCCTCGCCGGCGATCGAGAGCACCCCAGCCTTGAGCACGAGCTCCTGGTCGTACTGCGACGGCTTGCGCCGCTGCGCGCGCTGCAGCCGTTCGGCGCGATCGAGCGTGTCCTCGGTCTGCTCTTCGGAGGTCCCCGACCGGAGGGCGGCAATCAGTTCGCCCCCAAACTGCTTCATGAGCTCGATCTGCTCGCTGGTCTGCGCCTTGGCCGCCGCGCGCATTTCCTTCCAGGTGAGTTTCTTGATGGTGGCCACGCGGCCACTCGGCAGGTCGATCGTCTTCGTCAGGTCCATGTGTGCTCCTTCGCACGACAGGCGCCCCGAGCCGCCTCACCATGAGGGCCGTGGTCGCGACGCGCCGGCGCAGCTCGGATCCGAACGGGAGCCGGCCGGCTGCGCCGCGTGCGGCCGGTTCCCGGGTCGTGCCCGATCAGGCTTCGGTGACCGTGCCCGTCGGCCGCAGCGTCACCGTGTAGCGGTGGAGCTGGTTGCGGACGAGCCGGCGCTCGTAGTCGGCGATGATCCCGTTGAAGGACGTCGTCTTCGTCGAGCCGTACGTGATCACCACCGCGACGGTCGTCCCGATGGCCGCGCCGCCGTACTTGGCGTCCGGCCCGCTCGTGGCGGTGTCGTCGTAGAACCCGCCGAGCGTCAGGTCCTCCATGCGCTTGATGCCCACGGCCAGCGCCTCGAACCAGGTCGTGCCGAAGGGGTGAGATTCCTCGAGGATCGCGGCGATTTTCACGCCGCCGATCTCCATGGTGTGCGCGGTCATGTCGGTGCCGCCGACGCTGACCGTGACGTCCGGAGAGCCGTACTTCGCCACGAGCCTGCCTCCTGGGCATCCGGCCTGGACACCCGCCCACGAGGCGGCGGCAGGTCCGGGCCTGCCACGAAGCTCGCGTTCGAAAAACCGCGCGAGGACTGGTTACGATGCGCGCCGCACGGCCGCGGGTCCCCGCCGCGTCCGCCAGCGATCGAGCAGGCGCCAGAGCCCCTTGGCCTGGCGCAAGACCCGTTCGGCCATCACCCGGTCGGCCGGGCTCGTGACGTCGTTTGAGATCACGAGCTCGGCGTACCGTTCGATCTGCGCCACCTGGTCGCGCAGCCCCGTCACCGCGGGGTCGTAGACGACTCCGCTACCCACGGGCAAACCCGATCAGGGCCGTGACCGAGCCCGCCCCGGTCACGTCACCGTCGACGGCCAGGTGCTGGTTGACGGTGCCGGCCACGGTCTTGCGCTGCGCCGTCGGCCCGGCCGTGACGTCGTCGAACGTGATGAGGTCCGCGTACGTCACGTCGTCGGCCGAGTGCCGGATCTTCGCGATGAAGCCGCTGAACCCGCTGAACGCCGTGACGACCAGGTAGCCGGCGCCGCCGTCGGACGAGAGCGCGCCCGCATCGACCGACTCGGCACCCTCCGTGTTCCAGTCGCTCGTCTTCGCTTCGAGCTCCTGCAGAATAAGGCCCTCGTCGACCTGGCCGGATCCCCGGTACACCGCGTTCGCCTTGTGGAGCGCGTTACGCGTGGCGATCCGTTCGTACTCGGCGACGAGCGGTCCGGCAAAGCCGATGAACGGCCGGCCGATCGCGTTGCCAACCGGCGCGAGGACGACAATCTTGGCCAGGCCCTGCTGTTCGTTGAGCGCCTCGTTCTCGCTGTTGGCGGCGTCGTCGAAAAAGCCGCTCTGACGCAGCTCGTACTGCTTGATGCCGACCGCCGTGTGTTCCGGCCAGACGACCCCGAAGCCGTGGCTCTCCTCGGTCACGGGCATCGTCTTCGTTGTGATCTCGGTCAGCACGCCCTTGATGTCGGCGCCGTTGACGGCGAAGAGCGCGACGTCGGGCGATCCGTACTTGGCCATGGGTTACCGCTCCTCCGACGGCGCCTCGGGCGCGCGTGCGATGAGCCCCTGCTCGAGGAGCCAGGGGAGCGACCGGGCCGGTACCGCGTCGCAGCGCTCGCCGACGTCGGCCAGGAGCGCGCCGGCGCGCGTGGTCAGCCGCGTCCTGGCCACGTAGTCGTGCCCGTCAAGGACCTTGACGGTGGCCGACTCCTCGTTCGCCATCTGCATGGCCCTGAAGACCGTGCCGAGGGAGAAAGAGGGTGTGTCCGGTCGCATCAGGCGGCCTCCGGCGGGTCCACGGGGGCGCCGCAGACGCCGCAGATGAGCGGCCGCCGGGCGCCAAAACCGCAGGCCTCCACGCGCCGGCTCGCCGGCGCGCCGCAGCGCGTGCACGGCGCCGGCGGCCGGATCGCGGCCGGCAGCGTCTCGGGCCGATCGGTCAGCACGATGCCGGTCTCCGGCTTGGCGTCAGGCCGCACGGGCAAACCTCGTCATCCCCTGTTCGAGCCGGCGGACGATGCGCTCGCCGATGAACCCGCGGGACTCCTCCATGACGCTCAGCAGGAACTCGCGCTGTCCGCCCTGCGGGTGCTGGTAGTAGCCCTGGTGCTGCGCGACGCCGTACGGCACCCCGAACTCCTCGCCGCCAAAGGCGAGCGTCACCTGCCCGCCGCCCTCGACCGACTCCTCGATGAGGCGACCGGAGGCGCGAAGCCGGCCGGGTTGTGGGTCGTCAGGCGGTGCACCGATCGGCGCGCGCCGGCGCCCCTCCTCGAGTTCGATGCTCCACTCCGACACCATGGCGTCGAACGCCACGATCGGCCACTCTTCGATCATCCGCTCGAGCTTCGCCCGGATCTCCCGGTCGCCGGAGATGCCGTAGGTCGCGCCCTGCCACGCCCGCTGCGCCATCTCAAGCCACCTCCACGAGGCCGCGGAACCGCGCGAGCTTCGACCGGACAATCTGCCCGTCGACGTCCGTCATGAGCGGCATCAGCTGCATGCCCTCGTAGTGGACGAGCGGCACGTTCCAGCCCGTCAGCGTGAGCGAGGCGTGGCCGTGGTGGAGCAGCACCACCGCGCGCGCGATGACCTGGTCGATGCGCTTCGTCCCTTCCTGGTCGCCGTCCTTGTCGTACACCTGTAGGAGCCAGCTCAGCTCCTGTCCCATGCGGCCGAAGGTCTCCATGGGCGTCGGCGACTCCCGCACGGTCAGCCAGCCGTACGGGAACGTCACCCCCTGCGGCACGGCGTCGTAGACCCCCCCGGCGCAGAGCGCGGCAAAGGTCGCATCGCTCGAGAGCCGGCTCACCACGGCCGTCAGCCCGACATCGAGTGCGCTGGCCCCGACCGTCATGCCGCCAGCTCCTTCGCCAGGCCCTCAAGCCGGCGCCGGCGCCCCTCTGGATCGAGATGCTGCAGCACTTCGAACGTCCGGCCCTGCCAGGCGATCCGCAGGTCCTGGGGCGTGAGCGCGCCGAGCGCCGGTGAGAACCGGATCAGGTACGCATGCGTCACGCCGGCGGCCTGGCGCTGGGCGAGCTCGCGTTCCTCGGCGGTGAGCATTCGCAGCTCGCCCCAGACGGTTTCGGTGGCCT